TTTTTCGCCCCCGGCAAGTCGGCTTTTTGCTGCTGAATTCCTTTTCTTGCTGCTCAAACGCATTGCTCCGGCAGCAAGGATACGACCCACTTCACTCAGACGCTCATCATCAGTAATCTCTATTTCAGCCATTGTCTTCTCCCATATATAAGTGTAAACGGATCTGCTATTCAGGCTCAATTTTGAATTTGGCGCAAGCATCTTATTGCTGCGGTTAATACTTTTTTGCTGATCAGGATTGCACATACCCCTTACATTTTCCATTACCGCAGCAACGACCAATCTGCCTGCCTGGACTGTTGTCCGCAAGCCGCATATTCGGATGCAAACATTCCCATACCTTGCCACATTGACAAGAACTATCCTGCAGGAGTTTCCCACGGTATTTGCATACAGCCGATGTCTTTATTTCTGGGATTATGGTTTCAATGTTCTCAACAGATTCACCGGTTAAAAAACCTCGTGGACAGGGAAAGTCTTTATCCATTTTTAAACTACGGGCAAAAGCCTGACGAGAAGCTTGATGGTTGCGGCAATTATTGCAGTGTCTGCCGCTAATGCAGAACGGGTAATATTCCATATTGAAAATCCATGATTGGTTTAGTTCCGCAGCAAGGTAGCTGCACCACTACTGTAAAATGGGTTACAAAGGTTTTCACAACCACCAGAGGAACAACTCCATGCATAATAGATATAATTTTCCGGGGCACAGGAGCCGGGAATTTCCTCTTCATCAAAGCTGATGCCACCAAATGACAGGGCTGCATAGCCAATGGGAACGCTGAGAACGATATGCCAGAACGGGCCGTTCTGGCACCATAGTCGCACCACACGCCACTCATCAATCCAATACTCCCAGACACAATCCCTTGTCCATGTCATAGTCCATGTGCCATTAAAATCTTCGTAGCCACAAGTGCCGCCATCACCGGCAAGTCCTCCGGGGATACCGCTTATTATCGCCGTATAACTATTTGCCAATGCCTCGCTGCAAATGCAGTTCGAGCATAATGGATCTGGTTCACCGGGTGTGCACCCCGGATCATCTCCACCGCCGTCACAGCAGCATTCGTCTGCCAGTAGAAGCTTGCTGTTCTTAACAAGCAGTTTGTTATCCTTCATCCATAGTTTACTCATCACAATCCCCGGTTTCCGCATCTTCAACATCAGCAGCAGGAATAACTGGCGCATTTGCCGCCGCCCAGTGAAATTCCTGCTTCACCCGTTTCAATGTCCCGGCAGATGAGTCATAACGCAGATATTCAACAATAAGTTTGACGCAGTCATAATCCGCCCAGTCTTCAGGCTCATCACCGGCAGGGTTCCATGCCTTATCATCATCGCCCTCTGATGTACGGTCGATCTCATAGGCACTTGTGGCATCATCGGCATGGACATTCCGGATTTGGCCAGCGCAGATCCGCACCACTGCCCACTTCTCACCGGTACCATCCTCTTTCCACAGAATTTCAGCCGCACCGGAAAAACCGCTCTGCAGAGTCGCAGCGTCACTGTCCTTTACATCTGCATGGGTATGGTCTTCACTGTCCAGTGTCAGTTTGACAGGACAGATGCCCAGAACCATCCCTAGTCCGAGTCCGTTATTTTTCAGCGGTTCCAGCAGGATCACAAACTTGCCCATGTGATCATCTTCACTCGGCAGTTCGCCAGTAAGAGCTACTCGGTTTTTGAATTGCTCCTCATTATCGGCTACGCTGATGATCGGCTTTTTAATACCGAGGATTTCAAAACGGGCTCGGTCTTCACCAGAGCCATTCTTGACCAGAATAATACCAGTATTACGGGAATCAGTGGCATTACGACGGTTACGGTTATTCTGGCGGTCAAGGAAATCCCGTGAAGCATCAATAAAGGTATTAAAAGTGGCGGCAGGAATATCCAATGGATCTCCACTGCGCACCTTTTTCATATTGTCACCCATACTAATTCCCTATGCCGATAGAGGTGAAGTCCGTTCCGTAGTAAACCTTTTCTACATACGTCGCCACCGGTTTCTTGATGAGGGCATTAGCAGTCGTGTCCTCGGAATCCTCATACCGTACCCACAGGTATTCCCAGCCCTTTTTGGAGATCGGGCCGATGGAGCCAACCATAATGTCTGAACGGTTCTGCGATGCGGCAAAACGAAAGGATATTTCCCAGTCTCCCTGACCGCGTTTTGATCCTGATGCACCAAGGAAAAGTACTTCCCCCGGATCAAAGCCCTTGAATGAATCGTTGTTATACATGCCTGTTTTATGGAAGAGAAGCGCCTTATAGGAATCGGTTACGTCTTCATCATCAAAATAATGGGTTTCAGAGAAATTGAAGATCGGCAATGTAATATCTACACCTTCAACACTGTCCTTAGTCACACCGATTGCACCGTCAAAATCAGGGGCAGTCCCTTCAGCGGCATAACTGGCAATGGTTTCAATGGACTGGGTAATATGTTGCGTGCCTCCGGCAGTCTCAAAAGAGTATGATGAATCACCGGTTTCCGGGTCGGACTCCTTTTTACCATAGCGCACCGTCCCTTCCCATGTCAGAGACATTGTGGGATCTCCCACTGCCTCCACATGCCTAGACTGCCGGGCGAGACCGTCATACATCGCCGGGGTATTGTCTCCGAGTGCGGTCTTGGCTTCAATATCGTCAGCTGTGCCCTGAATGATGTATTTGAGATCCACCGTCCCGCTGTCACCGGTCGTGGATTCACGGGAGTCATATTTTTCTTTTACGGTAATGGCCATATTAGACCTCCCAGATGGCTTGATTATTTACCCTGAAAAACTACTATTGACGGAATAGGTATGTAAGCCAGAATTGGTAAACGAAGGGGAAGCATGAAAATAAGTCCACAGGTGTATGTCCGAGGCAGTTTGGAAGCGGTTGAGGTATACTGCAAGGCATTTGGCGCAAGCATCGGATTTCAAGTAAAAGATAAAGAGCAGAAGGCTTATGCGCATTGCGAACTAACCGTCAACGGACAACTGTTCATGGCTGTTAGCGAGGCGCCGGAAAAATGCGATACCAGCCCCAAAAGTTCGTGGCAGACCATGGCGTTCAACACATATGATATGGGCAGCGAAGAAGCGGTCCGGAATGCCTATGATGTCCTTCGGGAAGGCGGAACCGTAATTGATCCTCTGGGGCCATGTGACTGGAATCCGCTCTGTTCAAACCTAATTGATAAATTCGGCGTATTCTGGTGGATCGCCATATAAGCATGGCATCAATATATTGCACCACAATATTGACCCAATTTGGTTTAGTCGCTATCGTAACTACGACGTGATTACTTATGCCTAGTCTCTTTTATGGCAATTCCATTGCTCGATTTTTTTAGTTTTTATAATCAATAAAATTAGTGTACTATTGACTATAAACATATGGGGAGGGGACATGATAATTACAAAAGACCATAATGAAATGTATTTATATCTTAGCGGTGTTAATGTAAAAACAGAACTACAGTTGAACAAACATGTTACATTAATGCCTTCTAAATGCGAAAAGTGCTTAAAAACGATAACGTCTCAACTTAAAAGTGATGCCGATATTGGAATGGCTTTCCTGTATTTACCTTATGTTACCGCATGCTTAAAAATAACAGGTTCAAACAATAAAGATTTAGCATGTAAGGTGTGGAACTCTCAATGGGATGCGCTTTTAATAAGTGCATTGTTTAATTGTAATATTGGTTTTTACTTTCAATCTGATGTAAAACCTCAAGAATTTAAAAACGCTAAATTTCTCCATGTGACAAATTATGCAACACATAACTTTTCCACTGCATCTAATCGGCTAATTAGTTCTTCAGAAGCTAAATGGTTAGTGTCTCATTATGACAGGCTTGAAGAATTAATGAAAGTTGATAAATACCAAACGGCAATTCATATTCTAGCCAGTTACAGATGGCACTCTCTTCCCCGAGCACAGCTTGCTTTACTATGGTCAGGAATTGAAGGCTTGTTTAATATAGACTATGAATTATCATTTAGGCTTGGTTTATGTATATCAAAATTTCTTTTTCCCAGAAATAAAGTCAAACGAAAAGAAATCTTCAAAAAAATCAAGAAACTATATGGAGTAAGATCAAAAGCTGTTCATGGCGGGAAACTTAAAGAGACGAAAGACGTTGTCGATGATTCATATGATTTACTCTTAACATTAATCAAAAAATCAGCAGATAAAGGACAAATTCCAGATGCAGATGACCTTTGTCTCTAAATATTCATGTGGTTTTGACTACATTCACGAGAACGTTAACCCGCCCATCTTTGCTTCATCTACCAGACGCTTGGTGTTTTTGGCGGTGTCCTCAGACGCTTTGGCGGTACGTTCGGCAATGCCGTTGCCCTGCAAACTGAGTAGTGCCGCCGGGTTGAATGTACCCTGTACGGATATTTTGTCTGCTGCTGCATTTACCGCATCACCGGCAGCACCGAGCCGGGATTTAAGTTCTTCGAGGAAATCTGGTTTATCCGGCTCTTCCGGAGTACCACTTTCAAAGGCTTCACGCTTGGCTTTAGCTTCCGCGACGACAGAATTCCACTCTTCTCTGGCCTGATTCAGTTCATTCTGCGCGGCTTGCAGATCCTGCTGGTATGCCTGTTTTCTTTCAGAACTGCGCCCGGTCCGTTCCTCTTCCCGCCCAAGCATTCTGGTATTCAACTCTTCAGAGCGTTTCTGCTGGCGTGCATCGGTTTGGGCTACTTTTCCCTGATAGAAATCCTCGACCTCTTTCTTACGCTTTCCAGTGAAGCCCTCCGCCCCTTTTTTCATTTGCCGGATTTTAGCGTCAAGTTCCGCGACTTCATTCTCATCAAAGATATGCAGCAGATAACCTGCACCGAGTAACGCCTGCAAGGTTGAAGTAAATGCGTCTACCACTCCCTGCAGTGCCGACCAGAATGCTTTGGCGATGAATTCAGAAATACTCAGAACGATTTTGTAGATACCGTCAATTCCGTTTCGGAACGCAATGTAAAACGCGTCAGCGGTATTAATGGCGAGGGTGATGATTTCATCAAAAGTATTGGCAACAGCCAAATACAGCGTCTCCCAGAGTTCATTGACGTAATTGATGCCTTTCTGCCATTCCAGTTTTATTGCCGTCCATAAGACTTTTGCCGCAAGACCGATGTCACCAGCAGCCAGCGCATCTCCCATCGCTGAAAGCACAGTCATAACTTTGGCCTTCAGCTCATTAAACTTATCACTCAGCCAGTCGAGAGCTTTAGCCCCAGTTTCAGTACTATATATAATGTATAGGCCAAGTCCGACAATCGCAGCTGCAACTAGACCGATGGGAGATAGCAGTGCGCTCAATACGGATATCATCATGCCAACTGCAGTGACCGTTCCGGAGATCAAGGTAGCCAGTCCGCCAAATACAAATGCCAGTGCTGATCCGGCGGCACCCGCAGCCATAAGTACTGCACCAATCGCTCCAGCAGCCACAATGACTTTTAAAGCGACAACGACAAGTCCCTTGTTGGCGTTAATCAGTTTGGTCACTTTACCGGCAAGCTCTGTGGCCCAGTCCATCCACCCGCGCAGTGTTCCCTCCATTGCTTCACCGAGTGCAATCTGCACCCCTTCAATGGCGGACATCAGTTTGCGGAAACTACCGCCGAGGGTATTATCCATTTCGGCTGCTACCTTGGCGGCAGTACCACCGCTGTTAGCCACAACCTGGCTCATCCGATCCCACTCACCGACGTTCTGAGTAAGCAGGATCATGGAACGCATACCGCGCTGGTCAAACATATCCTTGAATAGTGAGAGCTTTTTGGCGTTACCCATCCCTGCTGTCGCTTTATTCAAGTCATTGAGGATATCCATCAGGTCACGCATATTGCCCTGCGCGTCAGTTACTGCCACGCCCATACCGGCAAGCTGTTTCTGCACGTCATCCCCTGCAAGTTTTGAAAGAGACATTGCAAGGCTGGCACCGGCCATTTCACCCTTTAGCCCACGGTTAGCCAGAACCGCAAGTGCAGCCGATATCCGCTCCAGACTCTGCCCGGAAAGATTGGCTGAAGCTGCGACATACTTCATGGAATCACCGACCAGACCGATATTGGTGTTTGATTCATTGGCGGTCTTAGCCAATACATCCCCGACACGCCCCGCTTCATCGGCAGTAAGTCCAAACGACCTAGTCAGGTCTGCCATGATGGTGGTCGCATCCGCCAGATCCATCGCGCCAGCTCGTGCCAGATTTAGCGTACCGCCAATAGAGGCAAGGATTTCATCGGTACTGAACCCGGCACGCCCTAAAGCCACCATGGCGGACGCGACTTCCGTGGCAGTAAAACTGGTGGTGCGCCCCAGCTGTTTAGCCCGGTCATTAAGACGCTTAAAATCCCTCCCTGTTGCACCGGTGACAGCTTTAACAATCGCCATCTGGTCGGAGAAGCTGCCGAAGACTCTGGCTGAAAGCAGGAATGGTGCGGACGCAGCTGTTGCAGCAGCAGACATGGCCCGGCCAACTGTGCTGACCGATGCGGAAAAGGCTTTCAGCTTTTTCTGAGCATTACGCAGACCTTTAACGAGCTTGCCGTCTTTAAGGAATAATTCGACGTAAGCCCCACCAGCCTTAATGTTGGATGCCGATGCCATAGAATTTTCCTGATTGGTTATGAAGCAGAATGGCTAAGCTGATTTGCTAACAGATGATCGCCAAAACGCTGGAAGCTCCGGGCGTGCTTCCATTAAAGACGGTCCCATGAATGGGCGTTTCGGGTAAGTGCGCCTTGGCTTGTACATGGTCATGTCTGCAGGGATTTTGCCTGCAATCTCTCTGGCGCGTTTTACCTGAGTGGATGTACGCAGCCGCGCAATGACCGGTTTACCGTTTCTGATTGCCACCGGGCCATGGCCTCCGACAACCAGACGCCAGTTGTTTTTCTTCTGGCGGGATTTCTTTTCCGGTTCAGTACCACCGAATTCATGGGTGTGGCCGATCTGTCCGATCTCTGAATAACTCGGGCCGATGACAACAGACTCTTCACTGGCAGCAAAGATGACGGATTTCTTCAGTGCCCCGGTATGGGTGAATGGCGGCGTGCCTGCCGGACTGTATTTTTTAGGGTTCTTGCGTCGACGGATTTTACGCTTGGCAATGCCTCGTACATACGCACCTTGCCGGGACAGTACCTGCTTTGACCGCTTTTTTGTGGCAGCTATCACAAACCGGGCATTGAGATAGCTGCCACGCGAGGTCATACCGATCATGATATGATCCAGAAATCAATTTGAAGTCGCAAAATGCGATTTCAAATTATCGTGTGCATAATAAATTGACTGATTTACAGGAACATCTGGCAACTCTGGCAACGCCGGTAAGGCAGATTCCGGCGGTGTCGCTGGTTCAGGCTCTTCTGTCAGCGGAAGGCAAAACCACCCCTCCGGTAGATCAACTACTCCGGCAACGGGTGTGCCATCCTTACCCGGCACCCAGACCTTCGCACTTTTGATGGTTTCCCTAAGTCGTACCGGCTGACCGTCTTCGATATAAACAGTACGTACTTGTCGGAACCAGCAACCACCGAGAGGACAGGTAGCGGCTGCAATCAGGATCAGTACAACCGGTGTTTTCCATGTTGCCCTGATCTTTTTGCGAAGCCGGTCACGTAGCGCATTCTGCGAAGCGGCATTCTCCATGGTGTCAGGTTTATGGCTGAAAACAGCAGGAAAGATCACACGCAGCACCACAGTCACAAGATTCAGAAAGATAGTCATAGATAATCTCCTGTAGGTTTGATAAATGGATTGCGGCCAGTAGAAACCGTTGGCGATAGGCCGGGTGACACTGACCGCAATCCGGTATTCTTGTTTCACAGATCATCAACAAAAATCACAGCTGACCGTTGCCCTCAAGCTCCGCATGAACAATCTGTAGCCCGTCAGTCAGTTCAGCCACCTCCTTACTGGTAGCCTGACGCCCCTTGGCCTGTTCATAAATTTTGAGGGTGTACTTGAGCGCTTCATCCAGACGGGCAACCGACTTATTGCTGCTGTCATCGGGAATGACCTTCTCAGCCGCCTTGACTGCCGCGATCAGCGTACCTTCATACTTCACCCAGAGCGGCTTTGATGTGGCAAGCTTGTTCAGAAGCCAGAGCATGATGGTTGCCATTGTGGTGATCCCGGCGGGTGAATTGAGAATGCTCCAGACAGTGGTGAGAACGGTATTGATATCCATAATTGAATTCTCCGTGCCTGCGTAAGCTGCAGCATTACAGGCAAATTTGAAATGAGTAATGGGATATTAACGGTCTGCAGTCCGTTGGTTATCGACGAATATCGCTTTCATAGCAGCAAATCCGGCTTTGGTGTCCTTGACGGTTACAGCTTTCTTCGCCTTGAACGGTGTGAAATCAGATGGTTTGTAGGGACTGTGTTTCTTTGGGTCGCGGTAGATATTGGCGAGTAAGCACAAAATACTTGCGGTATGGTTCCATTTTTCCCGCGCACTTGCTTCAGCCATGGCGGTCAACTCGCGGAAGGTAAAGGGGGCTGGATTGATGGCGAGGCATCCGGCAATTTGCCAGACGAATCCCCAAAGTTCGGCAGTACGCTTGAGAGAGCCTTCTCCACCCGGCGATCCAGTTCCGGACTTTCCAGAAACAGCATCGCCGCCTTGAACGATTTCTCCTGTAGCTTGTTCATCTTGTCCAGCGCCTTCTTCAGAACCTCGCGCCTTCGTAGCGGGAAAAAATCAACCAGTTCCTCCAGAAGAGCCGTTGTCGCGTAATCAATTGCATCCCCGCCGAGTGACCGCCCGAAGTCTTCGTCAGTGATGTTATTCTTGTCCGCCTCTTCCTTGCAGACAACGTAGAGGATGTCACACAAAAGAACGGGATCAGCAATCAGACGATCGATCAGCTTACCCTCTACCGCAGCCATAAGGTCAACCTCACAAAGCGAACGCACACGTTTTAGCGTGCCGATATTGAGCGATACCGTCCAGGAGCGGCCAGTATTATCAGTAAAGGTCTTCATATAAAGATCTCCAGAATAAGTAAAGAATGATGTCGAGTGGAAAGAATTACTCGGCGGCAGCAGATGTGTCTTCTGTTTCTGAAGTATCATCTGATTCGGTTACTGATGAGCGAAATGAAGATACCTGCTGGTTGACCATAGCATGACAATTCTTGCCGGGACAGTGAAACTCTTTGGTGGAACCTTTTGGGATAGCGTATTTCCTGCCGCACTTGGGGCAGTTCACATTCATAAACGTTTTTTTAGCCATGCTGAATCCTTTCTCTTTGATAAATAGCGTCTAGGGAATGAAACATTGATATGAAGATAAAAAATTACTTCTGCTGAATGGAAGCGATTTCGTAAAGGTGTGTAACACGGGCAATGAGTGGCTTGCCGTCAAGAATGGTCTGCATGTCTTCGCTTGTGATCATGTCATCCAATTGCAGGTTGATCGATTGCTTGCCGTCTACGGAATACGCCAGAACTATTTCAATCTCTGCAGAGTTGTTGAATGGCAGTTCACTATCCGTAACAGGGTCAACCAGTTTGATATCCAGTGCTGCCGCAGGAAGTGTTTTCGGAAACACCAGCTTTATTCCTGGCAGCCCGACCATGCTTTTGCCGTGCACAAAGAAATTTTTCAGCAAACGGAATACGTTATTAATAATCTTCATGCCGACACCTCCATCCATTCCGGCGCATTCTCTGAATAGGTAGGCTTGATAGTGGTAGAAGCCGTGACCGCTTCTTCCAGCGGCTCATTACGGGTGAAGTTTGTTACTGAACATGCGGCATGCAGACCACTTGATCCGCTCTCAGTAATGTCTCCGTCCATTGCCGCCACTTCAACTGAGGTGTTGTTGAAAAAGGCGCTACGGAAAGCGGCAAAGGAAGTGTCTTCGGAATCCCAAATCATCTCAAACTCAACAGATCCCTCTTTTAATGTGGCGATAGTCGCACGCCAGCCGCCGTTTCCGCGCGTTGTGACATCGGCTTCGCCAGTCTCGAGGTTGAGGGTGACATCTTTGGCGTTCCCGATTTCGATCCAGACCGGTGAAGCCCAGTCTCCGGAACTGTTGTAATACAATTTGCAATCCATACCCAGCCGGATAGCCATAGAAAATCCTCCGAGTAAACAGGTGTGAAAAATAGAAGTGATAAGTGAAATGCTGCGTAGAAGGGCGTTTCAATTAATACGAAAAGAAATGGTGAGAACGCTGGTGAACTGGTGTAATTGCTGCAGATGCTCGGGTGAATAGATTGGTTTGTTTGTTGTGCCGGTCCAAATGACAGTCGGCAGATTTTTCAGTCGCCGCTGCTTAAAGAAATCAGATATTTCCTGCACCAGTTCCATGTACGGATCAATCTCCTCCAGCGTAATCGACGTTAGTTTCTTCTGCACGGCAATATCAATCTGCACAATGTCTTTGCAATTAGTTCGATCAAGTACAGCAGTATCCGCCGCACGAGGAACTACCGTAACGTGTAGCGATTTCATTTCCTGCAGATCATATACCGGCTGGTAATGCCGTAACGCAGTGAAGGGAAGCGAGAATTCATGTCCGTTCAATTCCTCCACTACCGCGTCAGCAATTTCAGTAATTCGGCTCATAAAGGTCTCCAGTAAACGTAATGATTATGCCCGGTTACGGTGATCTTCCACAGCCAACAGACAGGGCTTGTCACTGAGCGTTTCCTTCAACTCCCTCAATGCACCTGAAAGATTGTTCTGAGCTTCAACACCCTGTGCGGTAAGATCGACCAAATTACGTTCCAGTAGATCAATGCGTTTTGCCATACGGTTCTCCCGTTCCTTCGCAGCCTCCCGATCCGCTTCACTCGCTGTAGCCAGACGCCAGACCAGAAATGCCGCAAGGCCGGTGAATCCACCATTCATGATTAGCGCAATCAATTGATCCTGTGCCATTATTCCTCCTTTACGTCAGTTTGTTTGGTGTGAATCCGCAGAGTATGCCGGTAGGTATCCGACCAGCGCCAGCACGGTTCACTGCCTGGTGCCATTACTTCATACTCGTACACTTTCCCGTCAACGGTCTCTTTGACGATGTCTCCAAGAACAGGAAGAACCGGTTCACCGGAAAGGATCAAGTCGGCAGCGCTAATAAGGAAATCACGCGATTCATAAGGTTCATACGCACCGGTTTCCCGTTCCACTTCAAAGACTGTTCTGCCGATCGTGGCAGGGAGGATAACGCTCTCCCCGCCACGGCAGTACATCACGGATTTACTCATGTGTTTTGTGCGCATGCTTTCCAGCCATATCGCGCCAGCTTCAAGCAGGTCACTCATCGGTTTCTCCTAAACAGGATAGTTGGTTACGGACAAAGTCGAACGACAATGGTCGTATCTGCATTTACGGTTGCATATACAGATTTTCCGATATAGGGCAGCGCGTTGCCACTTCCGTCATCCGCATCAGTTGTTGCAGCTTCCGTATCCCAGTACATCTTTGTTCCGGCATCAACAGCACCGGTCCATTTTGGAATTGTGAAGATTCCTGTAAGTGCCAGCGCCCCACGGGTACCAGCCTTAATATCCAGCTTAGCAATTCCTACAAGATCACCGATCACAACAATCTGTCCTGCAGCAATATCCTCTTCAGGTACATGATCAATTGAGTCCCCGCGCTGTATAAAGGTCGCAGTCATGATAATTCTCCATCAAAAGTGAAATTGAAAATATCCAAAGTGCTAGAGTACCAGTATCATTCACCGTTTGACTTGAATACCCCACGCCAGTCCTGCTCACGCACACCAAGGTCGAAGAAAACACGGAACTTGATGCCGAGGGTGTCAAAATCAGCTTCGCCCTGCTCGACAACCGGTGTCCTGCGACCACGCAGATAGCCAATCTCAAAGGTGTCAACGATGCCGGGATCGGCAAAGAGATACCATGCCTTGGTGGACGCACCGGTATAGTTTGTGTTGGAGAGATACGGGCTGACAACGATGGTCAGGTTTTCATCAGCCAGAGCGTTGTAGGTGGGGATACGGGTGACATTGGCGCTACCGGTAGCAAAGAAGCTGATACTGTTAAGAATCTCACGGGCCGTGATCTTCAGAGCCGTCGGCACCAGAATAAACTTCGGAGCGACATTGATCGGTTGTCCGTCAGAATCCACCTGATCCTGAAACATCTGGGTAGCTGTTGCCAGACTGGTCGCTGACAGCGCGGAATCCGTGCCGCTACTGTAATTCTTGTGATCGGTGGAAAAGAGACTGTTGGGATTGGACAGGAGACGGGTGAAGAATAACTGGTCAATCTTACGCGCTGCGCGTCCCCCCATACCGTCAGGAACTTTCAGGAACGCGCCGAGGTCATCATTAAATATCATCTGGCGGGTAAGGGCAAATACCTTGCCGAAGGTCTCAAGCTGGTTTACTGCTTTGTCTTCCTTCAACCCGCCGTGCTTGAGTTCCCCGTCAGGAGCCACCGGCTCAAGATCACCGACATCAGTCAGGCGGTAACGCTCGGATTCCTTGAAATCGGTCAGTTCACCTTCACTGCACAGACGCGTCGCCACAATCGGCTGCGCGGTAAAGGATTTCAGAAGCCGTTTATTTGCCACGTTATTCAGGATTCCGGGCAAGGCAACCGTACTGAAAGCCGCGCGGATAGTGTCGTTGCCGAAGCTGCGCGGGATGGATTTACCTTCAATGCGGGCACATTCCACAAACAGCTGCTGCAGGGAAATGTCACGCTCCCGGCGGGCGCGGGTCACAGTCTGCTCGCCAAACTGCGTGATCAATTCATTTTCATCAATGCCGGTACGCAGGCACAAAGCAGCTTCGAGCATGGCTGCGTTATCAGCCGGTGTAAAGTCCGCTGACACCACGATCCCAACTTCAGACTGCGGACGAGAATCGCGGATTGCCTTGAGGACAACAGAACGGGTGCGCTCAAGATCCCATCCCGCACTGATTGCTTCATGTTCGATCTTGGGGAATTCCCCATCGAAGATTGCCTGAATATCCCGTACCCGGTCACGTTCAGCCCGGATGGCACGCTCCGCTTCCAGCCGCACTGCGTCAGCGGAGATATCGTTCTGTGAATTGTTATTACCCGACGCGGCAATCGGGGGATGGGGATTATCGTTCGGGTTGGTGTCAGGCGTGTTTGGCTGAGAAGTAGCCGTATTGGTGTTAGCATTGTTTGTGGCAATGACAGACTCAGGTGTTTCACCGGTGAGGTTAAAGCTGGCGCCTACCTTCATACGGGTACTGGCGTCCGCACCGACGGCAACAACGGACACTTCCCGCAATACCGCAGCTTTGACATGATAGAACGGGCCGTCCTGCATCACACCATTGACCTTGACACTCTGCCCTTTGGCAATCAACTGCGCCTCTTTCACTTCCGCGCCAATGGAGAGCTGCCAATCACCACTGACCGGTGTCTGCCCACCGGCTTTTGCCTGCTCGACAATCCCGGTGGCTGTACCGCTTTTTGAGAAGATCTCGCCCTCAATATTGAGCATGCCGTCTTCCGCACGAGCTTCAACAATACCCACCCGGCTGGCGGTACGGTTTTCATGGTTCGCCAGCAGCGGCACCGGATCATTCATCTGTAGACCCGCAAGGTCGACCACCACGGGATGCCGCCAGCCAGTAAGGTTCATCTTGCCACCGCTATACGCCATACCAATGACACGCGGATTGCCGTTACTGCCAGCCTGCGCCTCAATTACACAGAATTCGTCCATAGGAATTACCTCCGAAAAAAGGGAAATGAAAAACGATGAAACAGGAGATGTTGCGGAGATTATTTCAGTTTGATGTCGGATTGGGTTAAGCCGAGTTCGTCCATCAGCTTCTTTTCGCGGCCACGCTGACGAAGCTCAGTCTCCCAGTCCTTGCCCTGACGGGCGTACTCGTTTGCCAGAGTTGTGGTGTGATTGGCCAGTCGAGTCTTCTGGGCGTTGGCTTCCTTCGCCGGATCGACATGCTCCATCCCGTCCCAAAACCACTGGCGTGTCGCCAGCGACGGGACCCGAGCCGGGCCGGGCATTTTTTGGGAGAGCCCCATTGCATATACAGGACTGGCACGGGATAGATTGGCGTATGTAAATCCGGTAACGATCAGGTATTCCCGCAGCCATGCGTTAAACAGTGGATCGAGAATGCGGTTTGCAATAAAGGACTGATCTACACGAATGGATTTGTAATATACCTGATGATCCATACGGCCTGACGCGTAATTGTAACCGCCACTGTTACAGGCGGCGATATTGTACGGAATGTTCAGACAGCGTGCGATTTCATTAAGAATCTCTTTTTTGAACTCCGCATAGGTTGTAGCTGGTTGCTGTGGTTCTACCTGCCCCATCTTCCAGCCACCGGGCATGGTTAGCAGCATATTTCGCTCCAGCTCAATCCGGTCCATCGGCTCCACCGGATCTGCTTCTCCACTGGGTGGTGCATCGGTGTACAGAATACCGGCAAAGTCTGCCGCCGCTTCCGCTGCGGATAATACTGCCAGAGTAAATCGCCTCAATTGCGCAAACAGCTCAATGGCCGGGGCAATCTCAGGTGTACCCCTGTGTTGTCCCGGACGGTCGGCTCGGAAAATATGTAGCATGGATGAAGCCGGAACAGTTACCGCGTCACTGAATTTGTGGAAGCCGATGTCACCGGGGTGATTGCGCAGTACGCGGTAGGATACCGGGTTACCGAAACGATCCAGCTTAATTCCGTCTACCTCCTCTGGACTCAGAAATATCCCGAACGGACTGGCCACCTGTTCCGCTTCAATCAGTTTGATATCAAGCTGCACCGGGTGATCTACTCTCGGATTTGTTGCCATGATCGCAAACGATTCACCATCCTGTGTTCGGGACATCCGCATGGTGCGCAGCTTATGTGCCAGCTCAATTGCCTGTGCCCATTGATGAAAATCCCGCTCCACTGCACGATTAAAACTATCATTGTCACTGAGCATCTGCAGACGCGGCCCTGTTCCGATGGTGTCATTGGCAATCGTCAGGACAATGCCGCGTGCATAGGAATTGTTTGCTACCTCATAGCGGCAACGATTACGCAGGATATGACGGATACCGGAACTCGCAGACGCGTCCGCCGACAGACTGTCTGCCCGCGCCCAGTGACGGCGATTGTGGTCAGTAGTCTCTGCCGAATCAAACCGAGCGACAAAACGGCGTACCGGCACCATCCGCAGGCTGCTGATACGAACAGGCTTTTTAGGATCGCTGGCTTCTGACATAAACCGGCTCCAAAATGGAAAGGTGTGAATGGGTGGCGCGGATCAGGGGAAATGCAGAGAGGCTGGATGTTTCATGCACCGGGTGGGAGGAGTTTACTGATACGCAGGCCGCTGTTCTTTGATTTGGCGGCATTCTTTGAAGCCAGATAGCGGTCAGCCTCAATCTGTTCAGTCAATGAATGCTGCTCGACACTGCCGGAATCCCCCTGAGCTCGTTTAGGGCTTTTGGCGGATTCCGCGATAGATTCGCTGAGATCATCAGACATAATAGAATCCTTATGGTGTGAAATTGAATGAGGTTTTGATGTGCAGAGCGATAGAAGTGAAAACAAGACTTTCTATAAGTATTAACAACTGCCGACTGATTTTTATGCAATGTTTTTCAGAATTTTATGAAATATCTTATTGAGAATTCTCGATACTGTGCTTTGATTGGTATTGTTTTCCTTTGCGACCTCTTCCTGGGTCTTGCCATCCATAACGACACCATTTACTACCGCCTTTTCTGTATCCTGCAATGAATTCAGAAAGATATCGATCTGTTCTGCCTGCTCTTTCTGAATCGTCTCATCCAGCGGAGTCACCGGCGTAGTCGTCGTACTGAATTTCATCTCCATGATCCGCTGCTGACTTCTGCGGTAACGCATTTCAGCTTTGAGAAAGTTTAACATAGCCCACTGACCGGCTTTGACCTGAAACGCCCGGAGATTGTCTTCATTGTTTGCAGACATTACCGCCTGCCATGCACCAATAGCAAATTCCTGTACCGCATCCTCAAATAGATTTTCCGGTACTGCACAGATGTACGCATACATTTTTCCGAGGGTCAGCAATTCTTCGGGGTTTACAGGTAATACAGTTTCTTCAGGCATGAGATATCTCCAAAATTTAGGTGTGAGTTAAACAAGAATGCGTTTGGCATGAATTACGGATTAGCGTTTTTGTAATGCAGACAGTTTAATGGCGGGTTTACGTACCTTGCCTGTTGGGGTGGAGCCGGATAAGACGACTCCCTGCTCGGAAGCGGCAACGGCACAACCGACAAGGCAGTCCCAGAAATGGTTTTCCGTTCTACCCGGACGTAGCGACCATTCATCGACTACCCGCCCACGGCCTTCAGTGCGCACTGAATACTCAGAGACCATGTGCTCAGAGAACATTTTGATGGATTCAGCACGCTTGCCGAATATGGACAAACTACCAGGATCACCCAGCGCCACCCGCCAGCGGGAACGCACAAAGGATTTCCAGTAATTGGTATCATACAGGATATAACGCACGGCATTACGAGTAGGTGCAGCCGGGATACGCCAGTTCCATTCTGAAATACGGTCACCGACTTTACGGCGATAATCAGAAAACGGGGTAGATGAGGCCGTAATCCCTTTACCACGACTAGGCATTACTATTGCAGCGTATTTGCTCTGGCGGCAGAAATCATACACGGTTTGCGCTGCGTTACCGTCATTGGCGTCAATCAGGCAGCGGCTGATCCGCAGAACCGTCCCGTCATCACGTTTCCATTCACGCTCTATCAGTTTTTCTGTCAGTGCTTCAAATCCGGCACGCCACGCACCTTCCTGTCCCGTACCGGGAAACACCATCTGCAGCGTCTTCTTTATTTCCCGCAAAGAGATGTAACTTTTATGCGGATCAGGGAATATACCGTAATCTACAATGTAGCCGGTGAAATTGACCGTCCAAGCGCAGACAACGTAATAGAGACATTTTCCCTGCACATCAATAAACGCGGTCAACTTCTCACAGGAGGTGGGGACGTTATAACGTTTGAGATTGTTCAGTCTTAACAGGATTTCATCAATGGTCAGCTGGCCATCTTCCTCGGGTGCTGCCAGTGGTGCATTCTGGAATTCACTGGCAAATACTTCCTCCCCATCATCAATCAGCGCGTTATAGGCATGCTGGATCGCTGATATTTCCCCTTCGTCTTCGGCAAAGCAAAAATCCCAGGATACCACACAGCCCTTATCCATATTCTTACGGTTTGCTGCATAATAGGCGTTGGCTTCAGCTCGCGCCCGCAGCTGATCGTCCGGGTCATCGGGATTATAGGTATTACGTAACCGGGCATATTCATCCAGCCATTTATCCTCATGGCTATCCGACCACTTCTGCACAAAGGGAATCCGTTCTCCCTGCCATGCCGGATTTTTTTTTGGGTCAAGCAGCTGATCTACCAGATCATCTTTCTGGATCACGGTACACGGCATTACGACTGACATTCCCGTGGTATGCCCGGCAGAACGAATAATGGCTTTACGGATAATATTCAGGCGTTTATTGATCTGCTGCGGACTGGACGCCGATTCCTCATCCTGCGGGTCATCAATAATGACAAAGTCCGGGCGCAACTGTACGCCATCCCCCCGGCGCTTTTTCATGCCGCGTACTTTGGAACTGGTGATCCCGCAGGCAAGAATCACGCTGCCGGAAGCTTCCGAGCCTTCAATCATCGGCAGCACCAAGTAATCCGCTGACCATTCAATATGTGTAGGTTCGCCACGGTATAGCTGACCATGTGATCGCTGGTTGATGCCTTCCAGTTTCTGGATGGGGTAACAAACTTCCGGGAAATCAGCAAAGAGCTGATCACTCTCAAAGATGCCTTTGATGGAATCGAGGTTATCCGTGGCACGGGTCTGGTTCGCACCAATAATCGGGATGAACCGTTTATGGCCGTAACACGCCGCCCAGACAGCGGTCAATTCCGATATGGTGGATTTGCCAAACCCTCGGAATACCGCCTCCACAAAGCGTCCGCCATGAAAGATCGCGTTCTCAATACGCTTGATTACCCGGAAATGATCATCCGAGAACGGGTCTTTGCCTTCAGGGGCGTAAGTCATGATGAAACGGGATAGGTCATAGCGGCAGGATTCCCGGCGTTCTTTATCCTCAACCGGTGGTAATTCACCGATGTCACGCACCGATTCAGACAACCGTCGGGAACGCTCAGCAGCATATAAACGGTGACGCTCAGCATAGGACAGGTTATCATTCTTATGATCTTCCAGCAGTACCCGCCGCCACTCCAGAAACAGCCATGCGACATATCGCACCAGATCTATAGTCTTACCATCCCCTATACGCATCCCCGCCCGGTTCTGCTGCCGGTATATAGCCCCTTGCCGCATCACCGTTCCCAGTGGCGTTGAGTTCATCAACCGGACAAGCTCGACCGGTTTAAGGCTATGCGGGTTAATGGGCATAATGGGGAATGACCTTTATTTGTTGCTGTCAGTAAGTTGACTATTTAGCCATGCTCCGAGGTGGAGAAGGTTGATGTTACCCGACGCGTCTACCGGAGCACCGGCTTCAATGGCTTGTTTGACTTCATCTTCAGTGACCGGTTTGCCACCGGCTTTGGACAGCAATTTGGCGGTGTCAGCCACAGTTAGGCTCATCGGATTAAGTTTTGGACCGGACATGAACTCTCCAGCGTTTCGTAATAAAGATGATTCATTGGTTTCTCTTCAGAATGGCTGTACAGTCGTAAGACGTTTTCCATTGATTGTGCTTGACTGATATTAATTCATAAGTTATACTGCGATTATCATTAAGTAAGGAGTCCATGACTGTGAAAAACTAAGCACCTACACCGAATCGTTCTTTGACGACATTCATGAATTGTAATCAATTCATCATTGGTGTATTTGCTTAGCATATGTCCCTGGCTTCAGCTTTAACTTACCGAATGACGGCCACGGGATTCCGTGGTTTTTTCATTGTCTCACGGGCGGCAATACACCTTCTTTTGCATTCTGGAGGATTTATGCCGCTACAATTCAATCAGGTCAGTTTTACCTATCCGCAAACAGACACCATGATCCTCGATCATGCCACCGCCTCGTTTCCCATTGGCTGGACCGGCGTCATCGGGGCAAACGGTACAGGTAAAAGTACGCTACTTCATCTGGCTGCCGGGATACTCACGCCCAGCAAAGGCAGTATTACCACAAACGAGTCCATTGTTTTCTGTCCGCAGCGTACGGATGAGATGCCGGAAGAGTTACCCGCGTTTGTTCAGGACTGGTCGGCAGATGCCTGTGTACTGCGCGGCAAACTCTCCATTGACGAGGAGTGGGCAAGCCGCTGGGACAGCCTCAGCCACGGTGAAAGGAAACGCGCACAGATCGGAGTCGCTTTATGGAAAGAGCCAACGGTTCTGCTGGTGGATGAACCGACGAATCACATCGACCACACAGCCAAACAGATGCTGCTTGATGTTCTGCAGCAATTCTCAGGCACCGGGTTGATCGTCAGTCATGACAGGGAACTGCTGGATACGCTCTGCCAACAGTGCCTGCTGATCGATCCACCCACTATCTCAATGTATTCAGGAAGCTATTCGCAGGTAATATCATGCGTAGAAAATGAGAAACAGGCTCTGCAGAACCGGAAAAACATATTGAAAGGCAAGATGCAGAAACTGGTATCAGAGGAGCAAAGGCGTCGCTCAGAGGCTGGCATGGCAGACAAGAAAAAGTCCAAAGGGAATCTGGCACGAAATGACAGTGACGGTCGGGGTAAAATCAACCTAGCCATTGTGACCGGCAAGGATGGTCAGGCCGGAAGACTAACCAGACAGATCCAGAACAGAGTGGCCAGAGCAAAAGAAGAGGTGGACTCGGTTCACGTATCCAAAAGCTATGACGTTAAGTTCTGGATGAACGTGGCTGAATGCCCAAGAAGGCAATTGATAACAGTACCCGCCGGTGAGCTTTCTCTGGGCCAGAGCAGAAAACTGCATTACCCAGAACTTACCATCTTCCGCAAGGACCGCATCGCAATTACGGGGAACAATGGACTGGGGAAAAGCACTTTCATCAGAGCACTGATTGATAACGTTAATATGGAGGAAGACCACATTCTATATATGGAGCAGGAAATCAGTCTCTCAAAGACCAGAATGATTATGCAGGAATTTGCGGAATTATCCAATCAGGAGAAAGGTGAGGTTATGACAATAGTCAGTTGCCTTGGCTCCCGGCCCCAGAGGCTGCTGGCGAATACGGATGTCAGTCCGGGGGAATTGAGAAAGTTGCTGCTTGCGATGGGGATTATCAAATCACCTTATCTGATTATCATGGACGAGCCAACCAATCACCTTGATCTGCCCGCGATTGAAGCATTGGAGAATGCGCTAAAAGACTGTACTTGTGGATTGATTCTGGTGAGCCATGACCAGCAATTTTTAAATAACCTTACCGACATCAAATGGGACTTCAGAGAGCAGAACGGCGATGTCAGTGTTTGTGTAAGCTGACAAGAGATTGAATGAATTGCAATTTACCACTTACAGGACCGGGGCAAAAGCGCTCCGGTCTTTGTTATTAATGGCGATCTTAGGTTTAATTGTTGGAACTGCCTTTACAACGGGGGCAGAGATCCTGTTCGTCCATGATGATCCAGCCTTCCGTTGCGGCAGCATCCCGAGCGGATTCGCCTTTTTTTACTTCCGGCCCACCTGACCCGCAATTATCACAAATCACCCGTTCAATTCGTTCTATCATGACATTCCCCGAAACTTATACAATTGATAAGCAGTATTTTAGCGTTTGTGAAAGACTATTCCAACCCTTTTTTCTTTGTACAATCAGGGCAATAATGTGAACCGTCAGAATATGACCAACCGGCCATCATCGCTAGTTTTTCCGGGGATTCGCTTTCCAGTGTTTCCGGCCCTTCATTCCCGCATTCGTCACATACGCACCGTCTGAATATTTCAATCATCGTACTTCTCCTCTGTTAAAAAAAATGTTGCTATTTGTTGAGTTCAAATCTTCCGCGATCTGCCCTACGGAAACGACTGTTTTTGCCGAGTACCTTGATCTCCCGACCCATCGCTGCCGAGATCGTAGCGTGCGGCGTACGCCCGGAACTTTCCGCCAGTTTCTTCTCAAAGATCGACCTACAGATATCTTTGCAACAAAGCGGTTCTTTAGCCGTTTTCAGGATTTCGGCTGCAGCGTCTAACATACTCATCTTGCCTTTGGGTTTCCCGCCCTTGCCGCTGGAATCAGAAGCAGGTTTCGAAGTTGGTTTTGTGTCCGGTGCGGGTTTTACGATATGGACCATATTCGTCCTAGCCAGCTTAGCCTTTTCCTTGAGGTAACTACTACGCAGATCCTCAGCGTACTTGGCGGCATATTCTTTTACGTCACTCTTGCCGTCATAACCAAAATGGCTTCTGTATCCAGTTGAACTGATTTCTCCGCGAAACTCAAGATGATGCTGATTGTTCGGCTGACAAGTAACTTCGACTTTTGTTCCGTCTTTCGTGGTCAGGCTGAAATTTTGCTTATCGACCAGCACGCCTTTGGGCGGTGCAGTGAACCCCGGAGCAAGCCCTGTTTTCTCAATAGATTTCTGTACGCACTCATACAAGCCATCGTGTCCGTGTTGCTTGATTACTTTTAAGGCTTGTGATCTGGCACTATCCTGTGTTGGCTTGGTAACAATACTCGCACCGCTACTAGCCTCGCTGATTGTCCACCCCTTACCAGTGATACTTTTATGCATAAAGAAATGAAAGCCTTCAAACCCTTTGAATTTGATAGGCCGTGCATATTGGGCCTCAATGAACTTTTTAGTAAGATTATCACAGAAGTGGTAGGTGATAACCGATCCGGTTCGGGGTTGTTTATCGTTATTGGCTGTTTTAGGTTTGCTGGTTGCTTTGGTTGTCTTTGGGATGGCTTTTTTAAGAGCAGTCTTTTCAGGTGGCGCCTTGGATTTTGCTGTGGCCTTTTTGCTGGTCTGTGTCTTTTTCTGCACAGTCTTCTTTGTAACTTTATTAGTGGTCATTGTATTTCTCCTATTTTTATGAATTTGAATTATTTGTAACGCTGAATGGAAAGTTGGAATTCAGTGTTATCTTTAAACCGCAGAATGCAGCCGTTATCGCGGGTCATAATTCCTTCTTCCTCAAAGGTAGCCACCCGGATCAACTGCTCCAATTCATCCGGCATCGTCATGAAATCCTCGCCAATTTCACCGGTCGCAACAGCCAGAACTTCATCAAGTATCGCTTTTATGCCATCCTGCACGGTTTGTGTATTCATGATTTTACCCTTAATTTAATGTGTTCAGCCTCGAAGTTCCTCAAGTGTGTTTTCAATGTCGCTTCGCGAAAGCGAGCAAATACCCTCAAGAACTTCGAGCAAATTTCCTCTTGCTCTTCCCAAATTACCGGCATCCGCCCAATCGACACCAGCTTCTTCAAGCGGTTTATACCGGGTGTCAAGTTCCTGCCCGATCTGATCCAGAAGCGCCGAAATATCAGACAACCTTTCCCTGCAGACTTCTAACGCCGTTTTCTGATGCCTGTTCATTTGCGTCCCTTTCGTGCCTGAGCGCGTTTTTCATCTTCCCGACCTAACTGATAGGCCGCTTCCAATGCTTCTTTGAATCCCCACACCGAGACTTCGTGGAAGTCAAGTGAATCATGTCCGCGTCGTTCCAAAGTTTCGAGATCAAAAATCGCCCCCTTGGCAATTTTCAGAATTCTTTGCTGCTTACTTTTCATGGTTTTTCTTTCGTCTTGCGGCTGAACCCGTTTTCAACCGCGTGTCTCAATTCAGCCATGCTTTTAGGCAAACAGCAAGTCTACCGGAAAATTTTGCAGACACTTTTTTTTAGCCAAAAATAGCACAAAGGTGAAAACCTCAATCACATTAACACCTTTTAAAAACTAGCTAATTTGCATTTTTTTTAAAAAAAGTTTATCGCAAAATTAAAAAGGAATTCAAAACTGTTCCACGTAAACGGACACCTTTAAGGTTCGCGGAATCCCAAAGCATAGAAATCGTCTACTGTTGGCGGCAAGCCCATCCCTTTTGCCAAAGCCCGTGCGCACTGCTGTGTCGGAAAGTTGAGCTGCAGGCAAAGCCCGATATCGTGACCAGTGTTTTTGATGAGCATGTACGCGCCCATCGGGCAGAAGCAACAAAGTACCGCCGCCCGTCCTGCAAGCGCCCCCGTGCCATCAGAGGTAACGCACCATCGGGCCAACATGTAAATGATGGATAATGTTTCAATTCGATATCATTAAATTCAATCGCACGCATCATTACGCCTCCCGAAAGCCAAAGGTGTGGAGCTGATGAATGGTTGCCGGTTCTCCCATTCCCTGTGCAAGCGCATAGGCAAGTTGCTGCGAAGGAATATTTAATGAAAGGATTCTACCGCCGCACTGGTTTACTTCATCGTCATCTTCAATCAGTAAGCACGCGCCGGTAGGGTCAAACACAATCACATATCCCTTGCCGGTGTCCAGCTTGCCCTTGCCAATCAGTGGCGGTTTTCCGTCTGGCCAATTACAACAACCATTAAAGCCGTGCCAGTCAGATTCAGCAAATTCTCTTATATCCATCCCCGTTCTCCCTTCACATCAGCAATCGTCTTTTCTGTCCAATGCAGATCAATCTCGGTATTACAGTCGATCAGATCCGGGATGTTGATGTAACCGAGTTCCGTTTCGAATATATGTATCAACCCGAATGAAGTCTTACGGTCGCTGTCGATTTCCGTAATGTAGAAATCCGATGACGGTGTTGCGGGCGGAAGTTGAAAAATGTCGGACGCGGAAGTTCAAAATTGTCGCTCTCGGGCCAATAATGCCCAGTCTGAATACCGGGCTGTAACAATTTTTAACTTCGCTGGGAAGTGACTCTTATCGGACTGATTTGTCCTACT